TTTACACTGGAATCAAACAATTCTCCAAGATTAACTCCAGTATCCTCTTTAAATGCGCCAACCATTAACTCTTTATTTGCATTGCCTTTGTCTGTCGCAAACTTCTTAATAACAGATGGTGCTAACAGCGTATAATCCCAACCACACTCCATTTTTAGTTTATATTTTAATAACCCCAAGTTCTCTGCGATATGAAAAACCCTTCCCGTTGAACCGAATGAGTAATCTTCTATTTGAATTATTGGGTGTTCTTGCCACCAGGTATAAGATTTGATTATATCAATAGCCCAATCCGCAATGTTATTATATCTTTCGGGTTCGCTACTATATGGTTTGTGTGGCGTACCAATATACTCAACCGCACTCGTTCCAAACGCCATCTTCTCTTTAAAAGTACCTTCGTATTTCTTTGTGTTGGTTAAGTAATAGAATTTACAATCCTCATACTTAAATTCTTCTTCACTTGTATTCACACATACGCCTGGCGTACTTAAACTATAATCAATCCCAATCTTCATTTAATAATACATCTTCTTCAATGTCCTCATGCTCTTCGCCACAAAATGGACAATACTCCTCTGAGTATAAATCTTCTGGCAATTCGTGTACAATAATATAAGTCGCAGAACAACTATCACATACTGACTTTGGTCTTACGCTCATAATTGAAACCCTTTGAAACTGTTTGCTTCAACATCTTGTTTAATACTACCCACAACATAACTTTCTATCTCTGTTTCTTGTGGTGCGTTTTGTAACCCACGACTGTTTAACCAATGTTCTGTCCACGGTAGTGGATTGTTTCTTATAGATTGGTCATATTTTGGAGTTAAACCTATACTTCTCATTCTTCTGTTAGCCATAAATTCTACATACTGATTCAATAAAGTAGCATTCAGACCAATCATTGAACCATCTTTAAAGAGATACTCTGCCCAATCTTTTTCTTCTTGAACGGCGACATCATACATATCGTAAACTTCTTGTTCACACTCTTTCATAATCTGCAACATCTCTTTATCGTTTTCTTTGTTGCGATAGTTATTTATAATGTTTTGCGACATCGCCAAATGCAAGTTTTCATCTCTCGCAATCAATGAAATAATCTTTGCACTACCTTCCATCAATTTCAATTCACCAAATGCAAACGAACAAGCGAATGAAACATAAAATCTAATGCCCTCTAGTATGTTGATGTTGATTAAAGTTAAATATAAAAGTTTCTTCAACTCCTTTCTAACGGTCCTAAGTTCCGATGAGTGTTGATGATACTTCTGTGCATATTCTATAAACCTATCATATGATTCGGTTACAGTTTTTGCTCTTGCCATAATCTCTGGTGTTTGGATAATGGTGTCTAAAATAGTTGTTGGATTCGGATAAACATTTTTCATAATATAAGTATAAGACCTACTATGAATTGTTTCTACAAAATCCCACGCAACAATCATACACTCTAATTCTGGTAAACTACAATATGGTAAAAGCGCTAGACAAGGACCACGACCTTGAACGCTATCTAATAATGTCTGATATTTTAAATTAGCAGTAAAGATATGTTTCTGTTCTTCTGATAATAAGTGATAGTCGTTTCTGTCTTTCTGTAAAGACACTTCTTCTGGACGCCAAAAGAATCCTAATTGTTGTTGAGTCAATTTTTCAAATATGGGATATTTCTGTTGGTCAAATCGCTGAACATTTGGTTCTTCACCAAAAAACATAGGTTGTTTAAGCCAATCGACTTCTTTTGTGTTAAAAACTTTAGGCATTCTTTTTACCGTCTAGTGGTCCTGGTCCTGGTGTATAGTGTAAGCCATCATTGCCGTTTTGACCGATTATATCCATTCTATCAACAGGCTCAGTAGCCGGTATGTTTTGTTTTTGGTCTAGGTTTTGAAAGATGCCGACCTTATCAGCCCTTTCCCACATTTCAATAATATCATCACGAATATATTCAATAGGAGTACCAGTAGGATATTCATGCGACCAGTTGTATGCCATCTTTGTAGCGTTCTCTCTGATGGTTCTAAGTCTGCGATTCTCGTAGTATTGTTTTTTACGCCACGCAACTCTGTCTATAAATGCCTTTGTGTATTTTTGTCCGAATAGTGTTTTAAGCATTTTGGCACCTCTTTGAATTTGGATGTCTTTTACATCTATAAGTTCCATGACTCATAATCTTTTTAGACAACACATTTTTATTATTATCTCTTTTCCGTATAACATACGGTATCATTGTTTTACTCATTTTTTATCCTTAATATAAATTGGGTTATTTTTATCATCTCGCCAAACAGCTTTTTCTTCTATATCTGTACTATGAACAACATCAGGCAATTGGTCCCAAAATTCTCCAGGTTTCCATCCTTTACCAGATATAAGTCTAGTGATAATTTTATTTTTCATATCATTCATATTGATTAAATACTGTGTTGATTACTTGTCTTGTTTGTATAAATGTGGCACACTTGGGTAAATATTTTAATTTATCAGCACCTATATATGTACAAGTAGAGCGTACTCCGCCTAAGATTTCTTCTATTGTGTGTTTAACTGGACCTCTGTCAGGTAGATAAACTACTTTTCCTTCTGCACCTTTATATCCAGATTTTCTAACACCGTGTTCTTCCATTGCACGGTCAGAGGACATACCATAAAACTCATAGGATCCATTTACCAACTCTAGTTCACATTCTTCGTGTCCAGCAAGCATACCACCTAACATAACGAAATCGGCACCAGCGGCAAAAGCTTTAGAAACATCTCCTGGTGTTCTGCAACCACCATCTGCAATAACTGTACCTTTCAGTCCGTGAGCTGCATCAGCACACTCCATTATTCCTGATATTTGTGGGTAACCAACGCCTGTCATTGTTCGTGTTGTGCAAACTGAACCTGGTCCAATACCACACTTAACTATGTCTGCACCTCGTATAATGAGTTGTTCTGTCATTTCAGGTGTAATAACATTACCTGCAATAATGACCTTGTCTGGATATTCTTTTCTTACTCTTGCAACGAAACTTGAAAATGCTTCTTGATAACCATTCGCAACATCAATACAAATATAATTAATGTCAGGCCATTGCTCTAAGATTTTCTTCATATTATGATAATCTTCTGCTTTAGGGTCGTGAATCATATTCGCCCCTGTGCATACTGCAATATGAGATAATTTTACTCCATGACCAATCGCTTCTTTCCACTCATCTAAAGTATAATGTTTTTTGATAACAGTTATACAGTTAAATTCCTGCAATACTTTTGCCATAGCAAATGTACCAACGCCGTCCATGTTTGCGGCCATGATAGGAATGCCAGTAAATGTTTTAGGAGAATGTCGAAAAGTAATTGTTCTATTCAAATCTACACTTGCACGACTTGTTAGTGTGCTTCGTTTTGGTTTCAACAAAACATCATCAAAATTTAATTTTAAATCTTGTTCAATATAACTCATTTTTTTCTAACTTGCCTTCCTTATCAAAATAATCCCAAGTGCCTATTCTTTGATTTGCTACAGCTCTTCCTCTTTCCATAATTTGACCATTGTCATGGAAAATTTCTAAATATCCTTCTTCTAATCCATTAAGATAATTTACCGATTTAAATAATTGACCATTACTATGCCACCAAGATGATACACCATCAGCTCTACTGCGTGGTGTTGTATTATAATCCTTTGGTGTAATTTGTGTTCCATCTATTTTACTACGGAGTTCATCTGACATTTCATTAAGATATGCTTTAAACTTTAATTGACCATTTGAATAATATCTTTCCATTAAAATCTTTTCATCTGATATTTTTGTAACTACTGTTTTAGCAGCTTTAGAATGTACTATTCCGTAATCCATTTTTATTTAGCGTAATCACTTCGCCATAGCGGCCTTGGGGGTGTTTTTTCTTCTTCTTTCTTTTGTAACTCTTGATACATCTTAGCGGTTCTATCCATTCTAACAAGGCCATAGGTGTTTTTAGATTGCACAGGCCTCACATTCTTCTTGGTCATCTTCTACTATCTCCAATAAAGGTTCTTCTTTTACATTATCACGCCAACCAACAGAATGGACTGGTTCGTCTATATCTTGTTTAGCGTCATATGTGTTCTGATAATATGATGTTTTCCACCCTAACTTATATGTAGTCAATAAATCGTTTGCCATGACAGATAATGGTACTTCTCTATCTGCATAGTTTTCTGGATTATAACTCCAGTTGCCACTTATTGCCTGGTCAAAATATTTCTGCATAGTTGCAACGATATGAATATAACCTGCGTTTCCGCCCATATCCCACAATAATGTATAGAAATTCTTTAATCTATAATAATCTGGAACTATTTGTTTAAGTGTTCCTTTCTTACTTTTCTTAATAGAAAGATAATCTCTCGGAGGTTCAATGCCATTTGTCGCATTAGACACAACAGAACTACTTTCTGACGGCATTTGTGCTGAAAGAGTACTATGCCTTAGTCCGTGTTCTTGTATATCCTTTCTTAATGACTTCCAATCATAACTTAATTTTCTTTTAACAATCTTGTCTAAATCTTTCTTGTATGTATCAATCGGAAGAATACCGTCTGAGTATTTTGTTTTATCAAACCAATCGCATTTTCCTTTTTCTTGTGCCAGAGTATTACTTGCTCTCAACAGATAGTATTGAAACGCCTCTGTAACTTCGTCAACTAGCAAAAGTGCCTCTTTATCGTCATACTTGACATGGTTCTTTGCGAGAAAGTGAGCAAGTCCAATATAACCAACACCCAATGAGCGCCTTGATTGAGTAGATACTCTCGCAGCCTCGACAGGATACTCTTGATAGTCTATAATTTCATCTAACGCCCTTACTGACAAATCACACAACTCTTCCAAATCTTCTTTATCTCTAATCAATCCTAGATTGATAGCAGATAGAATACACAACGCAATTTCGCCCTCTTTGTCGTCAATATGTTGTATAGGTTTTGTTGGTAGTGTAATCTCTTGGCACAGATTTGACATATAGACTTTATCTTTGAAAGATGAATGAGTATTACAATGGTCGATATTCATAATATAAACACGACCAGTTTCTGCTCTTTCTTTGAGCAAGTCCATAAAGAGTAATTGTGCCTTTATCTTTGTTTTTGGTACTTTATAACTTCTCTCATACTTCTCATACATCTCGTCAAATTCAGGCAGACCGAATGCCTCATATAGACCAGGAACATCATGTGGAGAGAATAATGTTATATCTTCATCTTTAATAAATCGTTCATAGAATAGTTTTGAGATTTGAATTGAGTAATCTAACTTTCTAACTCTGTTATCTTCTGAACCCTTGTTGTTCTTTAAAACTAATATATCTTCTATTTCTTGGTGCCAGATTGGGAAATGGACTGTTGCACTTCCGCCTCTGACTCCGTTTTGTGTGCAACATCTGACAGTTGACTCGAACTTTTTGAGAAAAGGAATAACACCAGTGTGTTGTATTTCGCCACCACGAATTCTCGAATTGATTCCCCTAATTCTGCCAGCATTGATGCCAATACCTGCCCGTTGGGCCACATAACGGCCAATAGCCATGTCGCTACTAAAGATGCTAGGAAGACTATCATCGCTATCGACCAGTACACAGC